TAAGTGCTCTTCGTGGGCGCACCAGAGATGGCCGTTGCACGGACTGTGATACCCGCACTGGTATCAAACAGATAGATTGCGCCGTCCACAAGCTGGCACACAACGTCTTCACCAAAATTGTCAAACTGCCATACCCTGGAGTTTAAGGACACGGAAGTAGATGCTGGTCGAGGTGTTCCCCACGTGCTCGCGCCCCATGTGCCCACGCCCCAACCATAGTCCACGGTGCTGACAGCGGTTCCTACGTTAATCTGATATGCGGCATCAGCAGTACCAGCGGCCGAGACTGTTGACGTGGCAGCAGCAGGGGAGACGATGGTGTATTCGTTGGCGCTTGTGACTATTTGAACCTCAAACTCACCCGTCAAACTGGCGTTAGAGATGCCGCCAGGATCGCCGGTCACGCTTGAGAAAGTCACAAAATCACCAACAACACAGCCGTGCGCCGTGTCATTCACTGTGACAGTGGTGGACGTGTTAATCGTGTCAAAAGTAACGCCAACCGCTGACCTACGGATAGGGGTGATGTCTCCCCACAATGCTCCATACAGGGCATACAGCTTCCTGTTGGTGCCCACGATCATATATGGCGCGCCGTCCAAGCCATTCCATGTGTAGATCTCGCTGACCATGCCTACCAGGTATGCGGCAATCGTATTGAACTGTGTCCAGCCGCCTATCTTCTCGGGCAGGCCATAGCGAAAGCGCACGTAGTCCGAGTCAATCCAGCCGCCTTCAGCGCCGTATTCGGTGTTTTGTTTGTCTACACCAGGTTTGAGAACTATTCGTGCGAGTGCCATGAGTTACCTAAATCCTGCGGTTTTCTTTGCAATCTTCTTTGGCTGTGCCACAAACTGCTTGCCCTTGGCTTTACCAGCACGTTTTGCTTTTGTCGTCGCTGCGTATTCTGCCGATGACAGGGATTTTATGGCGGCTTCTGGCAAGTAACGCTCGCCAGTTTTAGACGAGGGCTTTCCCGACTTGGTGCGCCATTTCTGGTCGCCCCAGTCTTTCAAGGATTGTTGCGGTGCTTTCAATCTCTGTAGCTCCCGCCAGCGGCCTTGTACTTCTTGGCCACCAGCTGCGCTTTTCTCGCGCTCCATTCGCCTGCCCCTGTGCCGTGGGTCGCGGCTGCTTTCACCTGCGCCACGATCTTTTTACGAAGGCTTGGTTTGGTGTAGTTACCAGCGGCGTTGACAGTAGATTTTTTGGCTGTTTTCTTCATTTTGGGGCTTTATCATGCAACCAATCCGGGGACATATTGCGTTTTACCAGCGACTTTCATAGCGGTCAACTCTTGTTTTTTCAGGTTGTCTGGGTCATAGGATACGTGCACCCAGCCACTATCGGGTATACCCGGAGTGTAGAACTCCAGAATGAGTTGCGTGTAGTCCAGATTGTCCATGATCCACTGTGCTAAGTCAGCGTTTGCTACGCCTGGAATCTCGATATCGGCTGCTTGGCCCTTGCAATGGTCACTGGTTTTCGAGCCGCCCACGGCTGCATTTGACTCAGGACTGCGATAGCCTGAGTTCACCTTGACGCCCTTGCCAAAGTGGTCTCGCACGGGCTGGAGGACCTTCTCGCAGAGCAGGCGCAGGTTTTCAGTCTCGGCTTCACCAGGGGTGTTGTCAAAGCCCATGCGCAGGGCGGTCTCGGATTTGGTCAGTTCGTGCAGGGAAAAGTTGGGGGAGAGGTTCATTTGATTTCCTTTTGTGATTCAAGAGCTTTGTTGTAAAGGTCGATGCAAGAGTTGAGCTTTTCAATGGCTCTATTGCCCTCATCAGTCAGTTCGAAAAGAGCTTTTCCAAACGCTGGGTCAAGTTCGGCTCGTGCCTCTCCTGCACTATCTCCGGCGGGAGCGGGGGTATCTGGGGAGGCAGGTACGGGGCAGGTCGCTTTGACGCGCAACTTGAGAGCGCCACTGTCAATATCAGCATTACGCTTTTGTAATAAAACTTTGGCTTTTTCATTCGTCTTCCTCAGTGCATCAGCGGTAGTGGTTACGGCAGCGGCTAGAGCTTGTTCCTTGGCCCGGGCTTCGGTATTCAAGCGATCAACCTCCACCTGCTGGGCTTCTCTCTCGACATACTTGCCGTAGAAATACCCGCCACCGAAAGTCAGCAGCAGGGCAATCAATCCAGAGAGTAAACCCTTCATGGCTTTGGCGGCTCGTCGTTGTCGTTGGCCTCTGACTTGGAGATGGCAGTGGCTACGGCTTTGATACCCGAGCGGCCAGCCACACCACCCAAAACGCCTGTGATGAACACCATGATGGTTGAAATCTGGCTTGTGTAAATCTTGTCGATTGGGGCCATGCCAGACATAGGCTGAGTGACGTAGGTCACCGAGTACAGGAACATAGCCATTGCGCCAAGCAGGATGCTGACCAGCACCACAATCACGAAAGCCCAGACACGGACTTCAATTTCTTCAGCGGTCAAGCGGTTGTTTGTTTTGTATCCAACGGTCGCCATTATTTTTTCTCCTGCTCAGGTTTAACAAGTTGTTCGGGGCAAGTGCCGGTGGCGGTACAGACAGGTGGTTTGCATTCAGCGTTATTCCAGTTTGTCGGATTTTGGCAAGGATACCGAAAACGGTCTTCGCACCCGATCAAATACAGGGTTATCAGAAATAGTATCGCTAGGCTTCTTTTCACGTCTTTCCCTTTCAATCTCACGCCTTAACCGCTCAAGCTTTTCAGTCTGCACCTTCACTTCATGCTTGGCTTCCAAGATGTCCAAGTACAGCATTGCACCAAGGGGAAGAAGCAGGGCAACCAACACACAAGCGGCAATCCATCCCATCACGTCTTCCCCAAACGACTTATGAACAGGAGCCACAGCCAAAGGTAAAGGAGGAACATAAAAGTCACTACGAGATACGCTGACTTTTGCTGGAGGTTTCTTTTTGCTTCCCGCCGTTGCCATTGCCTGTACCTCTCCTGAGCCTCTTCCTTCAGCCTAGCTTTATCCTGTTCCTCCTGTATGACATCCCGCATTTCAAACACTTTGCTGTACAGCGCTCCCATTTCGGGAGGGCTTTGGTACACCATCGTTTCCCTGATCGTCACTTCCAGCGCAGCCATCTGGTCTTGAGCCATGACCCTCTTTAGGGCGGCTTCCATCAGGTTGGCGTTGGGATCGTAGACGGTCTGGCTCTTTTCTTCCTCTTCCCTTATATGCGCTGCCAACTGCTCTTGCAGCCTGAAGAACTCAGTAAGCTGGCTGACAACATTCGCCATGACTTGGGTTTCGTCAACAGCAACGTACTTTTCCTTCTTTTTCGCCACAGGCTTGGGCGCGGCAGGGGCGGGGGTTCCGCCAAACATCTTGGCAAGCTTGCCCCAGAACCCATGAACTTCCTTGGCAATCCCAACAGCTTCATCAACTGTAGCCTTGACCTCCATGAAAGAGACCTTGGCCTGCTTGTAGAGTTCACAGCCTTCCTTGATTGCGGCAACGCAAGCATTTGCGGCGAAGAGGATGCTGATTGGGTCCACATGTGCGTACTACTTACATGGCAGAGCCAGAGGCTGCTGGGATGGTTGTGACCTGGATGGCGGTACTCTTCCTGAGATTAAGGGGCGTACTGCAATCCGAGCAGGTATCTGCATCTAGCTCGGCCTCGTCCAGGTCATAGCCACAATTGGCGCACACGATTTCTATTTCGTGTGCAGGCTCAATGACGCCGTTAGGAAGCGTTGTTGGCAGCTTGAGAAGCTTCATTTTGTTCCTTGGCTTCTTTCTGGATAGCCTCGATCAGTGGAAACACTTCCGTGTATGGGCGAGAGCCAAGGTATTGCAGGATTGCGTTGACCAAGTTGGTGGAGAGTTTGATTTCGTTCATGGGGTGCTCCAAGGTAAGCCTGTGGCTTGAACAGGATTCTTCTTCAGTTCAATCTGAGCCGCTAGAGCCGCTTCTGTTGCATCCTTATCAACGTTATTAGCCCAAATCCAACTTAGCACAGTTTCTTGTGTCAGGTCGGCATAGTCCACGGTGGGAGTGCCATCAGACCATGAGCAAGTGTTAACAATAGAG